ACACGATGCTGCTGTCATGATGGCTTTGTTAAAAGTTGCTAGAACAAAATTTGGTGCACCAACAGAAGATACTTATGTTGATGCTGCTGCATACATGGCAATAGCCGGTGAATGTAAACACGAGGGTGATGATGCAGATACCGATATTTAAACCACAGACAGAGTGGATACCACCAACAGACTTTCCTGATCTAGGTAAGTATGATGAGATTGCCATCGACTTAGAAACCAAAGACCCTAACTTAAATAAAAGAATGGGATCTGGTTCTGTCGTAGGTGAAGGAGATGTTGTAGGTATATCATTAGCAACACACGATTGGTGTGCATATTACCCTATCGCACATGAAGGTGGTGGTAACATGGATCGTAACATGGTGTTAAAATGGTTGCAGGACCAGTTAAATACACCAGCTACAAAAATATTTCATAATGCAATGTATGATGTGTGTTGGTTAAGAGCGTTGGGTTTAAAAATAAGTGGGACGATTGTAGACACAATGATAGCTGCATCGTTGATAGATGAAAATAGATTTAGATATGATTTAAATGGCTGTGGTAGAGATTACCTTGGTAAAGGTAAAGATGAATCAGCATTATACGAAGCTGCAAAGTCTTGGGGTGTAGACCCTAAAGCAGAGATGTATAAGCTGCCAGCTATGTACGTTGGAGCTTACGCGGAGCGTGACGCCCAACTGACATTGGAGCTATGGCAGGAGTTTAAAAAAGAAATAATGCACCAAGATATTGGAAACATTTTTGAAATGGAAACTAAGCTGTTTCCTGTTCTTGTTGATATGAGATTTTTAGGTGTGCGTGTAGATGTAGATAGAGCACACAGAGAGAAACAAAATATGGTTGAAGAAGAGAATAGATTGTTAGGTGGTATCTATGCTGAAACAAAAGAAGAAGTACAGATATGGGCTGCAAGATCTATTGCCAAAGTGTTTGATAAGTTAGGTTTGCCTTATGATAGAACAGAGAAGACAGGTGCACCAAGTTTTACAAAAAACTTTTTAGCCAATCATCCAAACAATATTGTACAAGCTATCGCAAAAGCAAGAGAGATTAACAAAGCACACACTACGTTCTTAGATACAATATTAAAACATTCTAAGAGAGGTAGAATACATGCAGAGATAAACCAGTTACGTGGTGATAGTGGCGGGACTGTTACAGGAAGATTCAGTATGAACAATCCAAACTTACAGCAGATACCTGCAAGGAACAAGGATCTCGGACCACGGATCAGAAGTTTATTTATACCCGAAGAGAATTGTAAGTGGGGTTGTTTTGATTACAGTCAACAAGAGCCACGTCTTGTTGTGCATTACGCTGCGCTACAAGGTTTTTATTCTGTAGAAGATGTTGTGGATGCATACAAAGGTGGTGATGCAGACTTTCACAAAATTGTTGCAGATATGGCCGCTATACCTAGAACACAAGCTAAGACGATCAATTTGGGTCTTTTCTATGGTATGGGTAAAAACAAATTACAAGCAGAGCTGGGTGTAAATAAGCTACAAGCTGAAGAATTGTTTAAACAATATCACACAAAGGTGCCGTTTGTTAAACAACTCATGGATGCTGTTATGGACAGAGCACAACGTAAAGGTAAAGTTAGAACGTTGCTGGGTCGACTGTGTAGGTTTCATTTATGGGAGCCCAATCAATTTGGTATACACAAAGCGTTGCCACATGAAGAAGCGCTCGCGGAACACGGACCAGGGATTAAAAGAGCATATACATACAAAGCTTTAAATAGATTAATACAAGGATCTGCAGCTGACATGACAAAGAAAGCCATGATAGATCTACATGCTGAAGGTATACTGCCGCATCTACAAGTTCATGATGAGTTAGATATATCTATACAAAATAAAAAAGAAGCAGAAAAAATAAAAGAGATAATGGAGTCAACAGTATCACTTGAAGTTCCAAACAAAGTAGATTATGAAGAAGGTGATAACTGGGGTAGTATCAAATGAGGATTTTATATGGCATATTTAAACGCAAACATTCCTGTAGAGTACGCTCAAATAAAAAGAGAGTATCTTTATGACCTTAAGAAACATCATGGTGAAGTTGAAGACTGCATTATTTTTGGTCTTTCGGCTATTACAGGGCGTAGTATCCTTTTTCATTGTATTATGGAAAATGGAGCTATCTTCTATCGTCTCCCGATATCTGCGTTCATTCAAAGAGGCTTTA